TGGCGGTGACGGAGAGGGGGGGAGACGGTGACGCCACCACCGGTCTCGATGTCAGAAACGGCATCGGCAAAGCCTGTTTCGTTCGAATAATCAAACGCAATATCTGCACTGTCGCCGGTCTTTGCGCGTATCGCATCTGCCGTAGCCGCAAGCGCGTTGTTTAACTTGCTGCTGTCTACGAGTTTATCAACAGCCATCAGTAACTACCCCCTTGCCATGTTGCTAAAGTCTGTGCTGTCCATGCGCTCCCAGACCACACCAGAAACGCCCCTGTCGCAGGAGATGAGGGTGCGGCGATTGCACCGACATCAGCGGCGGTGGACGGGATGGACAGCACCACAGCGCCGGTAGAGCCGTTTACGCTCGTCACGGGCGCAGACTGGAGAGCCGTGTCCGCCTTGCCCAGCGAGGTCTGGACAGCGGAGGCAAGGTCAGACTTCGGGATACCGCCGGAGGGCTTGCTGTACGTCCCTGCACCGACATCAGATGCAGTCAGCGTCACCGCGCCGGTCTTGCTGTTGACAGAGGTCACAGGGGCGCTCTGGAGGGCGGTGTCGGCCTTGCCGAGACTGGTCTGAACCGCGCTGGCAAGGTCGCTTGCAGGGATGCCGGTGGACGGTTTGGTGTACTTCGCGGCGACGGCGGATTCGGACGCTGCGCCCAGATCGGACAGGGATTTGTTGCCTGTCAGCGTAACGCCGTTGATGCTGGGCTTGTTGGTCAAGTCGGTGTAATCGGACGTTCCACCGCCGCCGCCAGACTGGTCCACCCACTCGGTGTCGTAGTTCGCGCCGGTCTTTTTGGCGAGTACCTGACCCGCCGTGCCGCCAGTCGGGACACCCACACCAGCAGGGCCTTGGCTGCCGGCAGGACCCGCAGGACCCGCAGGGCCGGTATCGCCCGTATCGCCTTTATCACCTTTCGGTCCCTGACTGCCAGCAGGGCCAGCGGGGCCAGTAGCACCCGTGTCGCCCTTCGCGCCCTGGGGGATGCCCAGCGTGATGACACCGTTGTCATAGGACGCTGTGGCGGCGCTCCCGGGGGCGAGGGTGGTGGCGGTGGCACTTATATCGACAAGCTGGGACACAGCGGTCTCAGCCCTATCAGCAGCGCTCTCAGCAGCGGTCTGGGCGCTCTGCGCGGAGGTCGCGCTTGCAGAGGCGGATGACGCAGAACTGGACGCGGAGGACGCAGACCCCGAAGCGGCAGACGCGCTCTGCGACGCGGAGGACGCGGAGGATGCCGCCTGCGTAGCCGCCTGACTTGCGGTTGTCGCGTCGGTAGAAGCGGAGGATGCGGACGTGGACGCGCTCTGGGCATCGCTCTGGGCGCTCACAGCCGCCGCTTCAGCACGGGCAGTATAGCCGTCGATGTGGTCAGCAACTTCCTCAGCCGCCTCTGCCGCCGCTTCTGCACGTTCGGTGACGCTCTCGATGTTGGACGCCGCAGTCTCGGCGCGGGTCGCCGCCTCCTGCGCGGTCTGGGCGGAAGATTCAGCCAGACCCACATTCTCGTTGAGCGCGGCAATGGCGCTATCGATGATGCTCTCTTGCGCAGGGGTAGGTTCGGCATCGGAGATGTCAGGCCGCGCCTTGACGGGGATGGTCACTCGGCGGATGGTATAGCCCACACCGTCAGCAGGGGTCAGGTAAATCCATGCGTAGATGTCCTGACCAGACTGAAAATACTGGTCAGGGATGTCCACGACATCAGAGGATGCCAACACAGGGATGGCTTCACCCTGCACGGGCTGGTTGGCGAAATGCACCTGATAGTAGTCCGGGAGGTCGAGGCCGGTGATGCGCAACTGCATCCCCCGGTCGATGCGCCAGACGGGTTCGGTTTTGATGTTTTTCGCCTCGCAAAACGCAGCTTCGATGATATTGCTCATGGTCGGCCTCCTATTCAAAGTCAAGGTCTGGGTCGGAGTGATACTGCACGGTCACGTCCCCGCAGTCGGCAAAGATGATGTTGTCGCCATGCAGGGTCAGGACTTCCAACGGAGTGAGTTGGTAGGTGACAGCTTCTATGCCGCATACGACATGAAGATTGTGGCTGGCGAGATAAGTCTTGACATCGTTGACCGTAAAACTATCACCATTCGTTACTCCGGGAATATTAAAATTCAGAGTCCCCGTGTTTGATATTGCCACGCCCGTTGTATTTGATATGTATATTGCATTAACGGACACTGTTGGCAAATAATCACTTATTAATGTGTCTGAAACTACAGCATTTCCAGAAACAGGCTTTCCAACAGCGCTATTCGTATACGCACGATGGCTACTGGTTGAAATACTTATGGCTGTATTCTCATCAATCGTAACCATCGCCCTGTCCACCGTCAGCACCCCATTGGTCACATCCAGCGTACCACCATATACCGTGCCAGCCTCGGCGGGGAAGGTGATGTCGTAGGTCTGGCCAGCGTAGGGTTTGTAGGGTGTGGCAGTTGAATTTGGCTCTACCTGAAGATTTGTTACGGTAGCTGAGCCTGTTGTTGCCAATGACGTCACATACACGCCAAAGAATAGAGTGTCTGACGATGCGGTGAACGTATATGTTTTTGCGGTTTTAGTCGTGGTGAAGTCAGTTTGTGCAATATAACCTTCTGCTGATGCGTACCAAACGCCGTCCTTTGACCCGTAGAATACCTTATTGTTCATTCCGTCACTATCGCTCGCAACCACATCATATGAGATGGTATAAGTCATTCCCTTAACCACCGGGATAAGCCAGCCAGCCCGTGCATATCTACCAGTCGCAGTAACAACAACGCCGCCATTTTCATATTGAAACGTGGAAGTTTGGTTGCTTCCGAGATTATCGTTTGACAAGTTTGCAAGGTTTTTCCCAGTCCCGCTCACATTCGCTCCCGTCCACCCGCTGATGGCACGCACGTTGTCCGGGGCTGGGGCGCCGCTTCCGGATTGCACAGGCTCAACATTAGCGATAAGCGAAGCGATTGGCAATGGTGCTCCGTCCGTGATGTTGACCACCGGGCCGCTCTTGGTCTTGATCGGATACGGATCAGCGGGAGGTGCGGGCAGCTGCACGGCGTTGAACCAGTTGGCGTAGGCCTCCGGGTCCGTGCGCGGCGTGGTCTCCGCGTGATCGAACCATTTGCCATGAGACGCCACATAGATGCCCATGGAGTTGATGGTCGTGGTCTCGGTCTGGGGCTCCTTCGAGCCCTCGTTGGTGTTCGATCCCACGGTGGAGGCCGTCGCCACGCAGTTGTACATGACGTAGCGCCGGGGGCGCTTGTCGTTCATTGTCTCGAAGAGCAGCGCAAAGTGCACCGTCACCGGGTTCATGTCCTCCAGCATCAGGCCGTTGGTGTCCTGGACATAGCCGAGGACGTGCTCCTTGAAACTGTCGATCATCCGCGCCATCTCAAGGTCGCCCTGGCGGGCGGACGGCGCCGTGTTGTAATAATACACGCCATCGTCCGAATACCACGCCTCCCCGGTGCCCTGGGGCTCCATGGACAGAGCACGGGCGCCGGGGAAGGTGATGGGCGTGTCATAGGTGGCGCTGCCATCAGGCGCGATGGTGGCGATGGCGAAGGCGACCCTTTTAAGGCCGAATTTGACCTTGTTTTCATTTGCTCTGAGCGGCATGGTTTTTACCTCCTGACGGCTATTATTGGTACACTGCGTTTGTCAATATCCCATTGGTAAACTCGGCTTTTACAATTCGACTTCCGGTGGATGGATTTTCGTCTCTCAGGTATAAGACCACATTCGCCGCCTGTTCAAGGTTATAGTTCACTCCTCGGGATACATAAAGCGAGCCTATATGCAGCACAAACTCGGTGGCCTCCATATAAATAGCCTTCGGCGCTATAATACCAGCCCGCATATCTATCACCTGACCATGCAGCCCGGTGATTGCTCCGTCCTCTATGGTGAGTGTCTTGGTGTTGTTAGCTCCAGTGGTTTCGATCTTTCCCCCGTTGATCGTCGCGCCGGTGCAGCTCATCGCGCCGCCAGACGTGACGGTAAAGACACCATTGCCCAGATTGATGGAGCCTTTGGACAGATGGAGCCCGGTGTTGTTCCAGACGCCGATGCGGTCATCGTTTTCGTCCACGACCATCAGCGCCCCATACCCCGACCCGGCGCCGCCCAGCTTGAGGGTGCCGCCGCTGATATAGTTGGCATTGAGCGTCCCCGCGGTGATGAAGTCCGCGACGATCTTGCCGTCATAGGTGATGGCGGTGGTGTACGGGCCGTTGTAGCCGTTGTTAGAAAATCCCAGCCCGCCACTGTTCCAGCGCCATACGTTGACGGCCTGCGCCACGTCCGGGTTGTCCATGATCAGGATCTCGTTGGGATTGCCGTTGGCGTCGGTGTTGAATACGAGGTAGCTGCCATAGCCGCCCCGGACCAGCGCGTCGGTGGCGGCCTCGATGGCAGCGTCCAGATAGGACTTGGTCGGCACCCCATCGAGCACCGCGTCGGTGATGTCCGCCATCAGCATCTGCTCGAAGGACGTCCGCGCACTGCCCAGCTCCATGCTGTCATAGCGGTCCAGCAGCACGTCCCACACGGTCTTGATGATTTGCACGCCGTTCATCACGACGTTGCCCGGGCCATAGACCACATTCACGCGGTCGCACAGCCGCAGGCGCTCCAGCGGGGCGAGATACTCATACTCCTCGGTCTGCCAAAGCTGCACGAAGCTGACCTCGATGTTGTCCTTGGGGAGCCACGGCCGGTTGTTGGCCATCTTCTGGCGCGCCCGCGTCTCGACCTGGGCCTCGGTGGGCTGCGTGTCAAACTCCGCTGACAGGTCCATGACCACCGGCGTGGTGTTGGAGGCGCTGTACCCATCCGCGTACACGACGCCGGGAGTGACCATCGCGCCGCTCTCGGCGTTGGCCCAGTAGGGCACCACCGCGCCATAGGTGTTGAGATAGTCCAGATCCCGGTTATAGCCGGTCATGTTGATGCCATAGCGGATGGTGACGCCGGTGTCCGTGCCGCGGTTCTGGTGCAGCTTGACCACAAAGCGGTCCCACTCGTATTCCGCGGTGCCAAAGACATCCAGGACGCTGCCCTGGCTGCCGCCCAGCGCCTCCTTGCACGGCTTCGGGACGGTGACCTTGAAAGTGCCCGACCCTCCGCGATCTGTCCAAAAAGTAAACGGGCCGATACCGTTGTAGGTGTGGCTGGGGATGTTGGCGAAAACCTCCGCGGGTGTCGTCGCCGTGAAGGGGGACAGGATCACGCGCCCCAGCCGGTAGCTGACATGGTGCGCGAAAAAGGACACCACGCCGTCGATGGGCTCGGTGCGGGCGTAGATGTCAAAGGGCTGGCCGCGCCCGGTCTCGTCGTGGGTGGCGAAGATGATGCGGCCCTCCCGGATCTGCGAATAGTTCTCGCCGTTGATGGGGTAGGTGAAGTTGAGCTCGTAGACGCCGTTGCGCTCCTCGGTGACAAGGCACATGCCGCAGTCCGGCAGGCGACAGATACCGTTGGAGGTGAAGGCCGTCTCGGTGTTTTCGTACAGAATCGGGATCATATCGTCCACCACCTCGGCGTGATATAGGCCGCAGTAAAGCCCGTAATGTGGATGGTATTTGTGGCCGAGTTGAGCACCGGCCAGTCGTTATCACTGGATGACACAAGCCGGTTTTTGTTGGTATAACCGCTGTATGCGTTCATGGTATCGCAATCCAGATAGATCGTGCCGGTATTGCCGGCGACCGTCAGGACGCTGCCGCCGTTGATCTGGAAGGTGCCATTGCCCTCGAGCCGGACCAGCGGCCGCGCAGGGAAGTCGGTAGGGTTGCGCAGCTGATAGCCGTCAGAGATCGTGACGCGGGTGTTACCGGAATTGAGAAAGCGCTGAGGCTTCACGTTGAAGACCAGATCGAATTTGGCGGCATTGAGCCGCTGCGTCACCGCCGGCGTGAAAGGCCCGCGGTAAAACGCCCGGCGGTATTCATCCGGGTGATATGTATCATTCAGTATGAAATAGGAGGTTCGCGACAACAGGAAAGCCCGCAGCGCGGCGATGTTGGCGTCGAAATTGCGGACGATGAAGCAGGAGTAGGTCAAATCGTAGTTCTGCAAGCGGTCGGCCTTGACGATCAGGTCGCCGTTGCGGCCCGGAATCTGGAGGGTGGACACCTCCCGCGCACCCGCGCCGAAGGTGTCCACGCCGTTGATATACATGCCGAAATCATCGCTCCATGCGCCGTCCATACACAGTCTATGATACATACGCCGCGCTCCTTTGCTGCATCTCCCGCACAAACACCCGCTTCACCGCTGCGGCGATGTCCTCGGCGGACTGGCCGGGCTGGGCGTTGATGGTGATGCTCATGTTGGTGGTGCCCGCGCCGCTGCCGACCAGCTCCTTCAGCTTGGACATGGAGAGGACGACCTCTGCGCCGGCACCGTCGCCGAAGCCCTTGGGGCCGGATGGCGTCTGCAGGACAGTAGGCTGGGTGAAGACGACAGGGTCCTTATAGGCATTGGCGTACCATACAAACTCGCCGTAATCGTTATAATACCCGTTCGATGTGCTGGTTCTCGCCCTCGACGGCACTGTATCACTGGTCTGCTGATTCTTCCTAATGAAATTGTCCAGCTTGTTCAGTGCTTCGCCGATCTTTTTGATCACACCGCTCAAAGCGCTCTTTATTGCTGAGGCTGCTTTTTTCACCGGGTCAGGCAGTTTGTTCCACAGGCTTTTCCATGCGTTCGGGATGACGTCCTTGAGCCAATCGACCTTTTGCTTGATCCATTGCACACCGTCATTCCACAGCTTTTTGATCTCGTCCCAATGAGTTATCGCCAGCGCGGCGACAGCGCCGATGGCAAGAACGAGCCCGAACGGGCCGGTCAAAGTGCTGATCAGGCTCTTAACGATGCCGATCAATCCGCCCGCGCCGGAGATCTTTTCGATAATCGAGCCGATGTTGGTGATCCACTCGCCGCCCTTGGAGATCACCTTGCCGATGCTGGACACCGCGAGACTGCCCGCCACGATGGCCAGGCCGACGTCGAGGATGAGGTTTTTGACGTCCGGGTCGAGCTGATCAAACCAGTCGATCAGGCCGGAGACCTTGTCCGCGATTTTCCCGAGGGTGTCCGTCAGCTTCGGCAAAGTCGATGTGATGAAGGTTTTGAGCTTGCCCTGCAGATAGGGCTTCAGCGTATTGTTCCAAAGCCTGAGCAGTGCGCCGCCGATGTCCTTCACCGCGTTGATGACGTTATCAAGGGACGTTTTCAGCCCCGTGAAGATCTCACTGGTGGTGCTGCCGTCGCCCAGCCACTCCGCGATGGAATCGGAGATGTCCCAAAGGGTTTGGGAAACGGTGTTATAGAGAGACTCGAACAGCCACGGCAGCTTGGAGACAATGTGCTCATCTACCCACTCCGGGATCTTTGCCAGCCACTCGGTGACTTTTGCGACGATTTGAGGCAAATAGAAGATCACGCGATCCAGTACGTAGTCAAAGACCTGGCTGATGCCGCTCAGAGACGTCTGGATGGTGGGGAACAGGTTGTCCTTCAGGTACGTTGCCGCCGCCTGCAGCATGGTCTTGGTGGCGCCCTTGACGTCGTCGCCGGTGCCGATGGCGGTCAGGAGGTTGGACCATGCGGCCTTGGCTGCCGCCATGGAGCCCTCGATGGTCTTGGAGGCCTCGGCGGCGGTGGTGCCGGTGACACCCATGTTCTCCTGCACGATGTGGATGGCGTTGATGATGTCGGCATATGAGTAGGCCAGCTCGTCGTTGACCTCTTTACCCTTTTTCACAGTCTTGTGGGTGACCTGGAATGAGTTGTCCAGGCGTTCGGCGTCCCGGATCAGGCGCTCCATCTCGGCCTTGGTGCCGCCATAGCCCAGTTTCAGATTATCGAGAAGGGTGTACTGCTGTTTGGCGAAGCCTTGGTACGCCGCCTCCACGCTGGCCATGTCGGTGCCGAACTTGTTGGCATTGTCGCTCATGTCCCGGATGGCCATGTCCGCCATCTTCGCGGACCTCTGGGTGTTGCCCTCCAAAGACTGCAGCAGGGAGGCAGAGAAGGCCGTGACGGTCTTCATGTAATCGTTGGCGCTCTTGCCGCTGGTCTTGTAGGCACTCTTGGCGTTCTTGATGACGGTGGCGCTGCTGTCCTTGAACAGCGTCTCCACGCCGCCGACCAGCTGCTCATACTCCGCTGCCGCGTCCACCGCGCCCTTGGTCAGTGCCGTGCCGGCGGCGAAGCCCGCAGCGCCCACGACCTTGGCCACCTGGAGCATGGGCTGCAAAACGTGCTCGTTGATGGCGCTGCCGATCTCCTTGAGCTTGCCCGGGACCACGCTGCCGATCTCCTGCATCCGCTGGCCCACGCCGGAGATCTTGCCGCCGACCTCCTGCATGGCC